CAGTTGGTGTTGGTGCAACAGGGGTCTGAACTTGTTGAACTTGTTGAACTTGTGGTGCAGGAGCAGTCAAGCCAGTATCAAACGGAACTTCATCAGGTTGTGATACTTTAACCTGTGCTTGTTGTGCTTGTGGAGCAGAACTTGTAGCACTAGGTGTTTCAGTATCTTGAAACATAACATATTTAAGTCTATTTTGTAAGAAATCATATGTTTTATAATTTGCTTCATCTAAGAACCAAGACAACTTATGGCAGTGTGTCGTAATATCAGATATTGCTTCTTCAACAGAATTATAAATTGCTGAAGGTTGGTCGTCACATTTTGAACTATCATAATCAATTAGTCCATTTGAACCTTTTTTGGATATAAGCATAAAGTTATATCCATTAATAGGGTTAAATAAATTTTTAGGTTTAATGCCTAGTTTTTGTTGTGATTCAGGCGGTTGTAGATAGCCTTGAATTGCTTGTGCCATTTTATAAGACATATCTAGCAAGAAAATCTTACCATTATTTTCAGGATTAACAGGGTCATTTATTACTTTAATATTAGTAATATATCTTGTTGCTCTGTTGAATTTTTTAGATTCTTCTTTTTGTCCTGAATTGTAAAGTTTTTGCCACGCTTCAAAAAATGGGTCAGGTTTGCCTATTGTTGTAGGACTCCACTCATTGCAAAATCTTTTTTTACCATTTTTAGTAAATGTTGTATTGATTCTAAAGACTTTTTGGATTGTTCCCATTGAGCCGTCTTCACGCTTTTCGCCATCAGGCAAAAATCTTATCAATGCTGAACCATTACCTTCTTTGTCTTTAGGTAGGTTGTAAAAACGCTTGTCACTGTCATAATCTGACTTTGCAAAAGGGTCATTATCCCCTGTCATTTTGTTCCAATCAAATACATTATCAAATTCACTCATAATTTTATCCTTTTCAATTTTTCAATTTTCTATTTTCAAATATCTATTAAATAATTATTAATTTTCTATTAATATAGTATTAATAATTAAAACCTTTTGCTAATCCCTTAATCTTGTCTAAGAATTGCTATAACAATTTTAAACACATCAGTTATGAAAACAAGTCTGTAAGCGTCTTTTACTTCATTATATACCACCTTTACTTTGTAATTTGTAACAGGAATTTTATTAAACAATTCTGTTTTTATTCTTATATTAAAATTCTTTGATGAAGTATTAAAATAAGATTTAGAATAAGAATTTGATGAAATAGCGTATTTATTATTTAACACTAATTTAAGTGTCGTATTTCCGTCAATTGCATTAAATTCTAAGCCGTCTAAGTCGCTAAAGATACTATATGCTTTTGAAATTTTTGAAATTTCTTCTGTACTTAAATCAAATTCTGCTACACTTGGAAAATTAGCAGTAGATTCAACAATATTAGCAGGTTTCTCATAAGGTTTAAGAGTAAATTCATCTGCTAGTAAATAAACCGCCGAATCTGTATTATCTGATGAAGTTATAGTAATTTTTTCATTATCTGCTGTAATACTAGGATTTTCATCAAATAAAGACAACAATTTAAGTAATTTAGATAGTTCAAATATACCTAAATTGTCAAATTGTTCTGAATCTAGTGCTTGCATATCAACATTTACTAAAATTTCAGATGATTCTGATGATATAGTAGTAACAGGATATTTCAAAATTACCTTATCAGATATAGCATTAAGTTGTCTTAAGACTTTCTGTGTTGCTAAATTTAACATTCTTGTGTGTTGCTCCTTTCTGTAAATTTATACTCTTTTATATTACTATAAATTGTCTTATGGTTGTCTTAATCCGAATAGCATTTGTCCTATTGCATTATAGAATTCAGGGTCATTTCTTACTATTCTAATAAAGTTATCTGTTGTATCTTTAAATAGTGTAGCACCACCACCAACTATACAAAGAAAATCTGCTTTATCCAAAAATGAAGGAAACTTCTCTTCAACTAATTTAAGTAAAGATTTTAAGTATTCTTTCTTAGTTTTATTGACAAATTCTTTATAATCGTGTTTAGTTCCACGTAATTTATAATAACCTGTGTCTAAGACTTCTCTTGCTTCTTGTAAAGTGATTTGTCTATTATGATTTTTATAGATTTCTTGTGCTATTTCTGCACTACACTTTAAAATTCCGTTTTTTTCGATACCACAGAAGAGATTTGGGTCTGTTAAACCATCATTAACCAATAGTAAATCTAACGTATTAAAACCAACGTCTGCTAGAACATATGACGATGTGCCTAAATACTCTTTTTGCTCTTCAGGAAACTTATTACCATATTTGTCAATTGCAAGTTTTGCACCTGCTCCTTGTGGTAGAACATAAACTTTTTCAAATTTATAGTCTGTTTCATCTATTGTAAAACTTTCCAATCTTGCTTGAAAATATCCTGAATAATTAATTTGTGCTATTGATAATCCTGCAACAATAATATCAGGGGTAATTCCGCATTTTTTGATTGTGTGTTTAAGTAACAACGGAGCATAATATTCAAGATTCTTATATTCTGTAATATCTATCATATTTTGAGATGGTAAATGTTTTGCTTCATCGCCGACCATATAATAGTTATCATCATATTGATAAATCTTATCATTTTCAACTTCATTAACTTTTTTTGTAATTCCTATTAATGAAGGGAATTTAAATTTTTTTAATATTTCGCCATATTCATTTGCTACTACGACTTTTACACTAGAATAACCTAAGTCTAATCCCATTATATACATTAAATATTTCCTTATGATAATTTAATGAATTTATAGTGTATCGCACTCTTAAACGCCTGTAACGCTTCAAATATCAAGTATCGACCTTATCAAATAGAATAAAGGGGATTTTAATAATCCCCTAGTAGTATTAAAGTTCAAATCAAATTTCAAAGGTTGATGAAACTTTAAGTGTTACTTTCTTGCCCGCAGGTTTAACCCAAGATTTGCCATTTGTAACGCCTTTGCGTTCTTTTGTGGCTCTTACTTTAAGTTTGCCTAGTTCAGGCAATACAACTTCATCGCCTGCTTTAAGCGCAGGAATAATGATTTCACTGAATAGAAGTTCAAGTATTCCTTCTGCTTCAACTTTTGTGCTGTCAAGTTTTTCTGCTAGTTTAGCAACCAAATCTTTCTTTGTCATATGTGACTCCTTGTGTTAAATTTTTAAATTTTGCATATTATCCGCTATTTTAACATCTCTGTCAATATCAGGGATAACAGGCTTTTGTATGATTTCTTGACTACTTAGATTGTTAGATGTTTCTGTTGATTCTAAGTAGTTGTTAAAATCAATCGGAACATCTGTATTATCAATAGTTTCTGTATCATTATCATCTTGTTTAGTAGTTTTACGTGATTTAGATTTAGTAATAGATTTATTAGTATTATTAGTGTTAGATTTAGATTTAGAATTTATAATATTAATTTCTTCATTTAATTCATTATTAGAACTTTCATCAAATTCTAATATAATTCTCTTTAAATTAGTTGTATCATCTATATTAATAATCATCTATAAATTCCTTTATTTAAATTGATGTTATTATATAAAATTGATTATTAAATAAACCTTAAAATTTAAACAAAAGTATAAGTTTTTGGGGGTATTTTGCTAATTAATGTTGAGTTATTTTAAAAACGTCCGAATACAGGGTCAGGATTTTCCATATATTCTTTAGTTTCTAAATCTTGTTCTTCTTTGATAGTAGTCAATTCATCAAAGTAAGATTCAAGAGTTTTAAGTTCATTAGTGTCTAAATAATCATTATCTGTTGAATTTGAATTAAACATATCAGAACTTAATTCATCTTGCTCTTTAAAATGATAACTTCTACATTTTAATCTATAACAATTCTTAAGATTATTAAACATAAATAAATTATTTATGCTAGGTGTTTCAACTTTTAAATCAGTTATTTCTAAGACTTTTTGCGATGGCAAAACAATTAGAGAATTTACTATTTTATCCAATTGTATTTCGCCCTTTTTCTTATCTGCAAATATCTTATCAAAACTAAATTTAGATATATAAATATCTACATTTGTTTCGCCCATAAATCCAAAATTTGATGATAAGGCTTCGCCTGCTTCATATTCATCAGCATTATCAGGGAAACCATAAATTTCAAATATAGAAGTATTATCAACCTTTAAATGTGAGAAATCGCCGAAAACTGAATCTTCGTTGATTTTCTCTGATAATATCAATTTTAACGGCACGCCGTAAATTCTTATTGCTTCATCAACAAGACTAGCATTTAATTGATATTCATTTAAAGGTATATTTAGGTTCATTATTTTCTATAACCCTTAAATAATTCTTTAATAAGTGAATTATATATTACTGATGTTATTTTCTTAGAATTTGGTGTTCCGTCAAATCCAACAATACCTATACTAAAAGATACTGATTCTTCATCTGCATAATAATTAATTCCTGCCAAACCACCCACATCAGGCAAATCACTTTTAATTGTTTGTTGAATTTTTTTTGTAATATTATCACTTAAGTGCATATCTTCACTATCAAGAGTTAAAACAAAAACATAATTATCTTCTGAATCAAATTTATCACTCAATTTAACATCTCTATTAAATCCACTTAATGCACTATCCAACTTTTTAAGGAAACTATAAAAATCAACACATAATATCTTTTTAATAGTTATTTCGTTAATTAATTCTTGATTATAGAAATCCTTAAAAGTTTGCATTAATTATCCTATAAATTATTTGGTATTGATTTCATAAAATCAGAAATATTTGTAACAATAGTATCTAATTTTTTATAATTGTTAAATCCTGCTGATTTTAGTTTGCCTTGAACTTTATTAATAATTGCTATTGAATCTCTTAATTCGTCTTTTAAATCTTCGCTTACAGATTCTGCTACGACAGATTTAACAAATCCTTTAGATTCGCCATAATTTGATAATACATCAATATGATTTTCTTTATTAAAGAATATACACAATTCTTTAACCACAGCACGACTTACAACTACACCTGAATCTTTAGGTAATATAAATTGAATTATAATTTCTGAATAATTAGAACTTCCTTCATCGTCTATCAAATTGATTTTAAATCCAAGTTGATTTAGTGAAAATTCGCCTAAATATCCTGAATTTTCAGAATCTACACAACTTTCAATAGCATTTACAAAAAATGATTTAAATTGTTTAGCACAAGAATTGGCAACTTCACTATATCCAGTGTTATCAGGAACAAATGCAATTCCTAGTGTAATTCCCTTACCTTCATCTATATCAACTCTAGCACAAGTTGTTACACCTTGTTTTTTGAATGCTTTTATTTTTGGTTTGACTGCCGATGCTATTCAGCGCATTGAGGCTTCCCATATGTATAATCCTCATGAATACATAAACAGGAACCCTGCGCTTGCTAAAGCTTTGGATCAGCTTGTGGACGGTACCTATATGCCTCCGGTTGATGTCAATTTTAGAGAGCTGCATGATTCTCTCGTTTACGGTGTTGAGGGGCAGCGCCCTGACGTTTATTATGTACTTGCCGATTTTGATGCGTATGCTGCTGCACACGAAAAAGTAGTTGCAGCAT